ATAATTTATATAATTCAAAACTAACTGTATTTTGAATGGCTTCTTTATTATTTTCATATTTATCTTTTAAAATATCTGCAAATTGTCCTGTAAAAAAGTAATCAGCAAAAATAGGAATTTGTTGAAATATATGTAAAATAGAATTGATATAACAAGTAATACCATTAATATTCTTAAATTTACATATACCATATGATATATCAGTTTTCGGTTGGCTTTCCATTATGTATTATTTAATTTAATAGAATTAATTATTCTCAATTTTTCTAGTTTTTTTCCTAACCTAAAATAATTATGAAATTTAATCTAGATAAAATTGCGAAAGATTTGGATAAATATAATCCTAATGAACCAATTTTTTATGATAATTATTTATTTCATTATCTAATTATTTTAGATAAATTTGATTTATTAAAAAAGCAAGACCATCCTGTTTATAAATTAAATGAAGATGGCTTAGATGGTTTTATGTTAGCAGCTAAATGTGATAATATTCCTATTTTAAAATATTTAATTAAAAAATATCCTGATTATGCTCAAAATCATAATAATGAAGGTTTACATTTTATAAATTATTTAGCAAATCCATTAAAATTAATTTCAATAATGAAAGATTTTAAAAATATTGATTGGTATTATTTATTTAAATTTAAAAATGATAAAAGTATAGAATTTTTCTGTTACTTTATTTCTATTTTAGATAATTCAGATTTACTATGGTTTTTAAAAGAAGAATCAACTAAGAAACTTCCTATTTACTATGTTCTTAAATCTATAATAATAAATAATATATTAACAGATACTGAAAAGAAAAAAATATTTGATAAATATTCAGATAAAGAAATTAATTCAAAAGATCATGAAAATATAGGATTAATAATTACGTTAATTAATATGGAAGATATAAAATTAACAGAATACTTTATTAAAAGAAAATTAGATTTAGAATATATATTAAAACCAGTTACTGATTTCATTACACCTTTCTCATATTTATATACTAAATTATGCTTTCAATCTAATAAAAATTTAGAAAAAATATTAGAATTAATATGGGATAATGTAAAACTAGATTTTAATTATATTAATAAATTAGGTTTTTCATATGTAACAATTTGTTTATTTTCTTGTAATAATACATCTCCAATATTTGAAAAAATTACTGATTGGATTTTGAAAAATAGTCCAGATAGTGCTTGGAATAGAGTGTCATATTTGAAAGAAAATAGTTTATTTTATATAATAAATAAACCTTTTGATACTTATAATAAATATGTTAAAGATAGAGTTTTAGATATAGATTTAAAAAATAGGCAAGATAAATCTATATTTGATTTAATAATTGATGTAAAATGGGCTAATTTATTAAAGAAATCAAAGAAATTTATTCCTGATTTAAATATAAATTTAGAAATTAATAAATATCAACACTATACCAAATTTACTGCAACAATGATGGATATTCTTATATACTTCATTTATTTAGATAAAAAATATAAAAATTTATATATACCAAAAGTTTATGAAGTTAATCAGAATAGAAATGATTTTCCATTTGTTATAAATTATATTGAAAATGAAGGTGTAGTAGATATAAATTTAAAATTAAATAGTTTAATAAATAATGTAAGAAGAGATAAATCACATGATTTCGCAGTATTATTTTTATCTATATTATTAGAAGGTAATTTAAACCATGCTAATATAATATTGTATGATTTCAATAATTTAACTATTGAAAGATTTGAACCTTATGGAGACGATGGTGCAAATAACGTAATAGATGATTATTTAGAAGAAGAATTAACTTGGAATACTGGATTTAAATATTTAAGACCTTCTGATTTTTTAACAAAACCAAGTTATCAATCTTTATCATATGAAGGTAATGAAAGTTTGAAATCAGGAGATTTTGGTGGTTTTTGTTTAGGTTGGTGTATTTGGTATGTTGAACATAGAATAAAAAACTCAAAGATAGATTCTAAAGTATTAAATCAAAAAACACTTGAAAAACTATTACGCTCTGATGATACATTAACTGAATTTATAAGAAATTTTTCTAATAAATTATTTGATAGTAAATTAAATATAGTTAAAAAAATATGTCCAGAAGGCGAATGTATACCAGAAAAAAATATTTCAAACTTATATATTAGTAAAGAAGATGAGAGTAAAATTATTAATTATGCTGAGAAATATTTTGAATTCAAAAAATAAAATAAAATAAAGTAATGATTATTTCATTTTTTTAATTTCTTTTAGGAAATCTAAGGATGTATTTAAACATCCTACTGAATCTCAGATGTCATCAATATCAATCTCGTCATCTGCATCTTCTGTTGGTTCTTGTTCAAATAGGTCATCTTCGGCATCTGCTGAGCTATCAACAATTTGTCCTAACTTTCGAAGCTTATTTTTCTCATCACGAGTATATTTTGCCAAGACATAATAAGTTGGATCTATACTACTAATACTGTCCTTCTCAACAAGGACAAAATCACCAATATTAATCATCTTATTTTTATTTCGTCCTTTTAGACGTCCAGGAAGAGTTACTTGTTTTTCATCACCATTCAAAAGAGTTGCAATAAAGCGACAATCTCCGCTTGGTGCCTTAATTACAGCGTAAAACTGCTTTTTAGGATCAGTAATTTTGACTAGTTCAACAAGTCCCCTAATTTGAGTATGTTTCTTTGTGTGTGTTGCCATAAATACTTATATTATATGTTAAAAAAATTTTTTTTCAATTTTTTTTAATTATTTTTTATCTGATTTATTATATCATTAGAAAGAACTATATTATTATAACTACCGCCCCGTACATTATTAATACCATGTTTTTTCATTAATTTTATAGTAATTTCATCTTCATCAGATTCGTCTTTTGAATATTCAATTAATTCTATTCTAACAATTGGATATCTTTTAATCCATTCATTTTCTAGAACATCTTTTGGTAAAAACTCGTGCAATTCATGACTATCTGTTTCGAAAACAAAATTATTTATTTTCTTTAATCTTTCACCTTCAAATCGTAAAACAAAATATTTTTCTTCTTTTTGTTTGAAAATACATATTACTGCCATTATTCAATTAAAGATTATTATTATTTTTTAAACTAAAATTTATTAAGATTTTTTATTTTATTTAATTTTGGATGTAAAAAAATATATTTTTATATAAATAAAAAAATTAAATATTTTACATACTATTTTCAAAGTTAAATTATTTATTTTTTCATGAAATTTTTTTTATGGATTCTCTCTCTCCCATAAAAAGTTTACTAAACTAAGTTTAGTAAACTATAAAAATCATATAAGAAAAAAAAAATATAATATAATATATATTAATAAGTATTTATGGAATATAAATGTAATCATTGTAGTAAATATTACGCTAGTTATCAATCTAGATGTAATCACATTAGAAGATATCATAAATCAATAACCACCGAAATACCACCTTTACCACCAACAGTTACACCAAAAGAACACCAAAATACACCAAAAAATAAATGTGTTTTTTGTAATATCATATTTTCAAGAAAAGATTCTTTATTGAGACATATTAATAAGAATAGATGCAAAAATGATAATATTCCTGTTGAAAAAAATGAAATAGAAGAAATAAAAAAAGAAAATTTAGAAATGAAAAAGGAGATGATAGAATATAAAGCTGAAATGGAAAAATTAAAAATAATAATACAAAAATCATTAAAAATTCATCCAAAAACTCTTCAAAAAATAAATAATCAATTAAATAATATTAATAATGGAACTATAAATAATACAGTAAATATAATTCAATTAGGAAAAGAAAATTTAATAAAAATGTTAACTATGGATGAAAAAATTAGTATTCTAAATAGGCAAGCCATGGGAATAAACGATCTTGTAAAACTCGTTCATACATCGGGTAAATATCAAAAGTGTATGAATGTTTATATAACAAACCTTCAAAATACCATCGGTTATATGTACGATGAAAAACAGAATAATTTTATTGCTGTAAATAAGAATGAATTGTTAAATGATTTGGTAGATTCCAGAATGTACGATATAGAGAAATTTTATGATAAATTACAGACAAAATTTGAACCAGAGAAAGCAACTAGAATAAAAAAATTTATAGATAGGATGAAGAATGATGATGATTGTTTAAAAGATCTTAAAAAAGAAGAAATAAAATTAATTTTATATAATAATAGAGAATCAATCAGTACTATATTACCAAAGAATTTAAATAATGAAAGTGTGACTATAAAAGAAAAGAAGAAAGATATAGATTTATAGTCCTAATTACCAATTATATTTAAGATGAACAAGTATCACATACTTGACCTTCTTCTGGCTTTTTAATTTTCCTAGACGATGTTATTGTATTAGTATCACCATTATTTATTTTTTGTTGAATATTTGGATCAACTGTAAATTTAGTAGCATCTTGTGCTGGTTTACTTCTCAAATAATAAATACCAGTTTTAAGACCATTTTTCCATGACCATAAATGAGACGAGAATAATTTTTGATAATCTGGTACAGGCATGAAGATATTCATACTTTGAGTTTGGTCAACAAAAGGTCCGCGTGCTAGTGCATTTTTAAGAACCCAACTTTGTTTAATTTCCCAAATTGTAGGATATAGTTTTTTAATGTGGTCAGGAATTCCGTTAATTTCCGCAATAGAACCATTATATGATAAAATTAAATCCTTCATATCAGTAGACCATAAGCCCAATTCGATTAAATCATCTACTAAATAACCATTCACAAGAGGGAAATCTCCAGCTAACGTTCTTCTGGTATAAATATTATTTGTAAAGAATTCAAAACATTCATTGTTTCCTAAAATTTGACTGGTTGATGCTGTTGGCATTAATGATGTTAATTGAGAATTTCTTACACCGTAAATAGCAATCTCTTTCTTTAATTCATCCCATTTCTCAGTCATTGAAGGTTTCACGTTCCACATATCAAATTGAAATATACCTTTAGAGAAAGGACTTCCATCAAAGCTTGAATACGAACCATAAAATTTAGTATCTCTTTCAAGTTCATATTTAGATGGTAGCATTTCATGATATAAAGTATTTAATTCTTTATCTTTTATTTCAAAATTATAATCATAATATACTGGAAAAGATACTTTGGATTCCATTAGTTTTTTCATTTTATCATGTCTTTGTTTTGCAATATCTTTGGAAGCTTTCATACAGCCATAATAAATAGACTCCATATATCTACTATTAAAATTAATTGATTCTTCAGTATCAAAAGGTATTTTTAACATAACTAATGCATCAGCTAACCCTTGAATACCCATACCAATTGGACGATGTCTTATATTAGAAAATTTAGTTTCAATAGTTGGATAATAATTTACATCAATTACTCTATCCAAATTAATTGTTGCTGTATATGCAACTTCTTCTAATTTATTAAAATTATAAATTGGTTTTATAAAATTTAACATATCCATATAATTTCCTATTTGTTTTTCTCCACAAAATATTATAGGTAATTCTTCTGGTTTAACTGGTCTTTGTAAAACTGTTTCTAAATCAGCTTGGAATTTCTCTT